CGGTGATTGGCGTATCGCTCAGACCACCGTAATAGGTCACAGCCAGCATCTCGATGCCAGAGGCCTTGCTGATGTGCTTGCGCCATGTCCAGCTCGTCACCTCCAGCTCTTGGCCATCCAGACCCATGATGTCGTCGTTGCGCAACACCATCGATTTTTTTACTGGCTCAGGAAACTGCTCACCACATGAAGGGCAAAGCATCACCGAGATGTGCACCAGCTCGCCACAGTGATCGCAGACCTTGACTGGTGCCTCACCATTGCCATCGCCACCCTTCTTGGGCGGCTGCACATTGGTGATCGGACCATGCGACTCGACCACGCCAGCAAAGTCCAACACCAAGCAGTGATCGGTGTGGCTCTTGACTCTCATGCCACGGCCTGCCATTTGCACATACAAACTTGCGCTCATGGTCGGGCGCAGCATGGCGATCAGGTCAATGTCCGGGTAGTCGAACCCGGTGGTCAGCACGTTGGCGTTGGTGAGCGCTCGGATGCGGCCTGCTTTGAACTCAGTCAGCAGGTGCTCGCGCTCTTTCTTCGGCGTCTCGCCAGTCACGCACTCGGCCGTCACCCCATGCTGGCGCAGGACTTCGGCCACATGCTGGGCGTGCTTAACGCCAGTGCAGAACACCAGCCATGCCTTGCGGTCCCCTGCCAGATCGATGACCTCGCGCACCACCTTCTGGTTGTTGTCGTCCGTGTCGACTGCTGCCTGCAGTTCTGACTCGATGAACTCGCCACCACGCTTGTGGACGCCAGATGTGTCCAGCTTGGCCCTGGTGACCTTGCTGCGCAGCGTGGCCAGGTATCCCTTGAAGACCAGTTCCTCGATGCTTACCGGCTCGATCAGGTCATCGAACAGCGCAGGCTTGTCGGTGATCAGGCCGTGCCCAAGGCGGTAGGGAGTTGCGCTGTACCCGATGATGCGTATGGCAGGATTAATGGCCGTCAGTTCAGAAATCAGCTTTCGATATCCACCTTCATCTTTGTGGTTCACCAAGTGACATTCATCGATGATGATCAGATCGACATGCCCAATCTGTTGCGCTTTATCTCGCACTGATTGAATGCCAGCAAAGGTGATCGGTTCTCCAAGCTGGCGCTTACCAACGCTTGCGCTGTAAATTCCCATTGGCGCTCCAGGCCAATGAAGACGCATCTTTTCTGCATTCTGTTCAATCAGTTCTTTGACATGCGTGAGCATCAAAACGCGCGTTTCTGGCCACGATTGAAGTGCGTCTTTGCACAGTGCTGCAATGACATGACTCTTGCCAGAACCAGTTGGCATGACAACACATGGATGCCCTTTGTTGTTCTCAATCCAGGAATACAGCATCTCAATGCTTCTGGACTGGTAGTCTCGAAGCTGCATCAGTAACTCTCCTTGCGCTTGATCCGTCCAATAGTGGCAGCGCTGACTCCAAACATGGCGCCAATCTTGGAGTGAGACATGCTCATCTTTCTGATCTGATCAGCCTGTTGATTAGTCAACTTCGCGCGACCTTTTTTGTCCTCACCACGTCCGACAAACGATCTCTGCTTGGCGACCATGTCGCGCATGTTGTCTTGGTGACTTCCAAGAAAAAGATGATCTGGGTTCACGCACAGCGGCGTGTCGCACTTGTGGCAGACATACATGCCTTGCGGTATTGCTCCATGCATCAGTTCAAATGAAAACCTGTGCGCACCGATTGACTTGGAATCATCTGTCCAGTGCCGTGGATATGGCACGCCTTTGCTGTTCGGCCTTGTGCCACCAGTCCACATCCAGCAACCAGATTCATTGATCTCATACTTCTGGTGGAACCGTTCTATGGCGTCCCCTTCTGCGACTTTCCGGCTGCCGTAGTCGTTGACGTCACCACGCCTCAAGACCCGGCGATAGTGCTTGTCGCAGTAACCCTTGCAAACGGCATCGCGTTCACACTCGTCAAATACACACTTCATGCGTTTCTCCTTGTGTCAGTCAGTCCATTTTATAGGATTTACGGACACAAAGTAACCACGCATAAAGCTGGTCGATGGTTCGCTGTTGATAGTCTCTCAACATGGTGTCAGTCCTTGATGCCCACCATGATGCTGGGCGGCATCGGCAGCGACATGTCAATCGGTCGCCATAGATGCAGGCAGTTCTGGTGGTTGTTGACATACTCGCTGCGCGGTGGGTGGTACTGGATGACGCAGTCGTCCTCGTCCCAGAACAGCGCCTTGACCTGGCACATCTCGTCCCATGTCGGGCATCGGTCATTGCGGCTGACGCTGACGTGCTCCCATCCCATCCCATTGCTGGCAATGACGCGCAGCTTCTGCTGGTGCTTCAAAGACACAATGAAGCAGCCGTTGTGCTCGTCGCCTGCCGGATAGCCTGGCATCAGCACGCGATACTTGTCTGGACACTTGAAGGTCATGCTGCACCTCCGTTCTTCTCCTTGAGTTTGGCTTCGATGGTGTAAGCAAAACGATCAACACAACCTTCTGAGCCAATCCCGTCTTCTGCTACGGTCTTACTTGCCAATCGAACGTCCTCATCCGTCAGCCCAACCCATTCACGCTGTGGTTGTGGAGTGGTGTAGAAAGCGGCGCCTTTGTTGCTGTCGCGGTTTTGAACCCATGCATCCATTCGTATTGAGTATTGAAAGTACCCAAACGGCTCCTGTTTCTCAGCCTGCTCTATTGCTTGGCGTAGGGATTTGATGGCATCGGATTGCCGCCACCCATCGCCGGACTCCATCGCCTCCAGCGCCTGTTTCATTGCTTCTATGTTCATGCTTCCCCCTTAATGCCGTGAGCGGTTTCGATTGCTCGGGCAAACGAAATTTCGGCCCGTTGGTGCGGGTTGTAATGATCTCTGGCAACTGCAAGAATCTGCTCATCCGTCAGCGGCTTGCGCTTCTCAGCCTCATGTTCAATGACGAGTTTGGCAAAAGCCTCAAGTCGTTCCTCGTATGCCTCGCCCATCCAGCCCTCGATGGGGTCGGAGAATCCGGCTTTCAATGCTAGGTCTAAAAGTGTCGGTGTCATCCCACAATCCTCGCGTCAAAGGTTGCGCGCAGCTTTTCCACATACTCATCCCCCAGGCTGCACATCTTGGGGTTGGCCAGAATCTCGCGGCTGGTGTAGACATGGGCATCGCCTTCACCGTTGGCCACATCGCGGCCTTCGATGACGTAGACGGCCGTCCACTGGTCCAGTCCGTCCTTTCGCTCCCATGGCACAAGGTCAGGGTGCAGGACATGGCTATCGCAGGCTTGGCGCTGGAACTCCACCGGAATGCCATCGGCCTCGTGCCTCTCGCAGCGCCAGGTGCTGTCCTCCTTGGCCGTGCTGTGCGCGCAAGTGCGGCAGTTCACATGCTTGGTGGTCTTGGTCTCGTGGCAAAACTCGTGCGCGTCGCAGAACTTGCACTGGTACCAAGATGGGTCGGTGCTGATGGGCGGCGGCATGCGGTCCTCCAAAGCTAGACGCCGACCTCGCTCGATGTAGCGCTCGGCCACATCCTTCTCGTAGCGAACACGCTCGGTGTAGATGCGGTCGTCGTCCTTGCAGACTGCCACATACAAGGCCCGGTCAATCTGCAGGCCGTGCATGTAGAGTTGCATCTGCACGAAGTGCTCGGGCTTGGCGCTGGCCACAGACCCGGCTTTCTCCAAGGCTGCAAAGCTCTTGCTGCCGTGCGTCTTGAACTCGGCCACGTGGCGCTTCTTGGGCGCTGCAGGCACGCCAGATTCGATGATGGCGTCGATGCTGCCGGACACATGCGCACCGAAGTCCACGCGCTCCTGTTGGCGGCTGGTGCGCACATCCATGCCGATGGCGCGCAGGTCCGACACGATGGTGGCCTCCTCCATCTGGCCACGCCTGAACAGGCGCAGGATGCGGCCAGGAAACTGGGGCTGGACGGCCCACCGGAAGGACAGCCACAGCCACCTGTCGCATGGGTGGCCAAGCGTACTGGCTCCAAGGTGTGGTCGCGGCACTTCGGCAATGGCCTCATGGTGCTTGTCAATCAATGACTGAATGCTATTATCTGGCTCAGGGATTTTCATGTTGTCTCTCCTTTGATGAGTTTGCCCAGACCAGTTCACGCTAGTCTGGGCATTTTTTTGCTTACTTCTTAGCCCAAGGTGGCGCGGCCTTGGCAGATGCGGCAGGAGCAGGATTGCTTTGGCCTTGTGGAATGGATGCTGCTGGCGCTACGCTTCCAGACACAGACTTGAAGCCCTTGACCTCATTGCTTGCACCGTACTGAGCGTCCTCTTTGACCTCCAACTTAATGGCGATCTGGCCACCAATTAACTGATCGGTGTCGGTCACTTTGGCCAAGCCAATTGCTCGCATGATGTCTCCCAGCTGCTGGCGACCAATCTCCTCGGCCTTGGGATTGGCGTTCTTGATGTTCAGATTGCCAAACACCACACGACCTTGGTGGCTTGGGCCAGTGATGTCATAGCGCAGTTTGATGTACTGGCCGTTGCCAGCCTTGGTTGCCTTCAACTCAGACTGAGAGATGGTGGCGGTGTACCAGCCAGCAGGCAGAGGCTCAAAGTTGCCATTGCCTTGGGGCAGTTCGTTGACGTTAAATTCTTCGTTTAAAAAAGCCATGATTTACTCCTTGGGGATAATTTTGAAAGATGGGCGGCCAGGCTTGGCCGTGATTGCACCGGCAAGCGGTTTGGTGATGGACTCATCTGCTGCCTTCCAGATGGCCATGTTGATCTCAGGTTTCCAGCGAAATAACTTAGC